GCCGGCGAACAACGCGCCGGCGGCAAATGGCGAGAGGCTGACGCCGGCGGCGCCGGCCAGGCGCATGAGGATTGCGACGATCCAGCTCATGCGTGTTTCCCCGCGCGATAGTCAGCGAGGCGGCGCCGCTCGAGCGTGTCGGCGACAAACCAGACCAGGACGCCGACGCCGGCGACGACGACCAGCGCGACGACGCCGATCACGATCGCGTCGATAGCCGTCGACGACAGGCCGAGGCCGCCGACCGCGTCCTTTGCAGCCGAGACCTGCGTCGCCTTGTCAGTGATCCAGGTCAGCACGCCGGCGCCGCCGAGGCCTGACGCACCGCCGAAGACCTTGCCGGCCCATCCCTTGGCGCGATCGGTCAGCGCGATGGTCTGCGAGCCCTCGTCGCGCAGATCCTCGACGGTTGCAGTTGCCCGCGTCTCGGCCACCTGGCGCGGCGCCTGCGGCTTGCCGAGCTCGGCGATCAGCTGGTCGTCGATGTCAGGCGTCAGCGGCAGGCCGCGCGCGTTGCGATAGGCCAGGATCATTCCCTCGGTCCGACCCTGCGGCGATTGCTCGCCGTCGACTTGGCCGACGTCGTAATAGCCGAGCTCGCGCAGCCGCCGCTGGACATAGGCGACGGCGTCCGGATCAACCGGCGCCGGCGTCGCCGCGAGCTTCGCATGCTCATGCGGATGCGACGTGGCGAGGCCATGCTCGAAAAGCGCCGCCTCGTCGTCGCGGCGGATGCGCAGGCCCTTTTCGTCAGGCCAGAGCCGTTTCATCGATCGAATCAGGCCAGGAATCTTGGCGAGCTCGCCGCTGCCGATCGCCGCCTTGATCTGCCGCATCTCCGACCAGCGCGGCCCCGGCTTGTTGAAGCCAGAGGCATCGCGGTTAAAGGCGATCGAGAGGACGACGCCGACGCAATCCGGCGAGAGCTCGTCGAGACCAGGCAGCAGCCGCCGGCAGATCGCCAGATAACGCGGGATGTCATGGTCCGAGAACACCTCGAGCGCGACGTCCCACGGGATATCGATCATTCCCCGCGTCTTGCGACAATAGGCGGCAGCCTTGTCGCCGCGCAGGCCGGCAGCGCCGACCAGGACCTTAAGCATTGCGTCGTTCACGCGCCCGCGCCAATCGGCGCGGATCTGCGCTGCGGTTTGCGTTCCGAAATCGTACCCGATCGCGCCGGTCGGCCCCGAGTTGTCGCTCGGGTGCTCGAGGACGGCCCGGTAACGCTTGTTATAGAACGCCTCGCTGGTGACCTCGGCGCTGACGATCAAGTCAAACGCCGCGCGGGAGATCCCATGCAAATCGATAGCGCTCGCAGAAATGACTGCGCTGGTCATCGTGATAGTCCTTTTGTGATGGAAAGGAGGAGCGCGGCCCGGTCAGACCAGGGCGTTTGCGCGAATGAGGAGCAAGTCGACTTGCGCGTCAGAGAGGCCGAGCGCAGTAATCATGCGTTGCACCAAAGGATCTGTACGCCGGAGCTCGGTCGCGAGATCCCATTCCTCCTGGACGGCCGCGTCCGCCGCGATCGCGGCCCTGACGATCGCCCAACTGCCGAGCTCGTCGTAAGCCCGTTTCAGTCCGAGCTTGGTGCAGGAGGCCGGCACCGGCGCCGGCGACGCAAGGAACGCGACGACGGTCGGATCATCGTCGGCAACCTCCTCGAGCGCCAGGTCAGGCTGCTCGCAGCGAAACCATCCGACAATCGCGCCTGCACTGTTTCGTTCTACAAATCCCATACGATCAACCCTCCAATGGATCAAACCAGCCGCGCGTAAAGCAACGATACGTGGTGTTGGCTGTGGTCGATCGCGCGCAAATCTGCGCCGACGTGTTCGTCCACACGCGCAAATCGGCGACGTTACCGGATGTCACGGTCGTTACTTCCAAACCGTTGCCGCCGACACCGTAGCCAGGCCCGTTGTCGGTTATGCCGACTTCGTGCGTCCACCACATTGTATTTTGCGCCGTGCTCCACCCGATGATGTTGACGAGCGCTAACACCTGAATCCCGGAAGGAACGCTTGCCAGTGCGAACGTCGTCAGCGTCGGTCCAAGAGTGGTCGTGCCATAGTCCATCGCCGAACCGGGCCAAAAGAATTCCCGACCGCGTTGCAAGAGCTGCGAGAAAAGGCCGCCGGAATTGTACCAAACCGCTCCGATACGCCGGAACAACGTGTATCCGTTTGGCAACCACGGCGCGGTCGCGCTTTTCGACATGAGAATGTCGACTGAGCCACTACCTGTTGGATTCCTGATTACGAAGACATGGTAGAAGCCGTTGGCAAGCGCGCCGGTGTCGAGACAACCTTGATTGTTGCCAGCCGCAAACGCCGCGCTGGTTTTGGTCAGTCCAGCGCTGAGGATAATCATATCTGCCGCGTTTCGGTCGCAGGCAACGCCAGGACTGACGCTAAACGACGAAACCGCACCCGGCGAAGTGATCTTGAGGCCGGACAGATAGCCAGCAAGCACACCAGGGACGCCAAGATTGACTAGCGCCGCAGGCTTGTTCGTCAGCTCCGAGAGGTTGAGACTGGACGTCAGATCACCCGCGCCGGGCTGACCGACGCGGTTGAAATTCCAATCTCCAAAGGTGCCGGCGCCGCCGGTCTTGTCGACCGTCATGGTGATGATCTGCGCCGCAGGATCGTAGAGGCAAACACCCTCCATCCAGTTGGTAGGCGAGCCATTTGACGATGCACGCAGGCGAACGCCGTTCTGGTAGGAAAAGCCTGTAACGGCCGAGAACACTCTCGTTCCGACGCCGATCGCGAGCGCGGTGCCGCTGGCCGCCTCCGTCGCGCTCTGACTAATGAGCAGCCATTTGCCTGCGGCAAGGTCGGTTGCAAAATTCCCCGACAGATGCGGAACGATACACACATAGAGGTTTTTGTTGATCGGATGCACGACGACCGACGCCGGCGGCGCGGCGACGTAATTCGTCCCCGTCGCCCAGGTCGTCGCGTTGCTCCACGGCACGGCGCCGGTATCGCCCTTGTCGCCCTTGGCCGCCAAAACCTGCCAGTAATTCGCATCCGGCGCAGGATGCCCCGATCCCGGCGCCGGGTTGATCCAGACATAGGACGTTCCCGCGGTCGTCTGCACGTCTCCGACCGAATAGACGGCCGCGTTGTCGTAGGCCCCGCGAAAGCTGAAGCCCTTGTAGATCCCGAGATAGGTCCAGACGCCGGCGGCATGAACCCACATTTTCCCGGTCGTCGGCTGCAGCGCATACTGGCCGTCCGAGCCGAGCGAGGGATCAGGCGCCGCGAGCGACACGTCGACGAACCAAAAGAAGCCGGTCGTATTCAGCGCCGCGACGAGCGCCGAAACATCGGCCATTGCCTGCGCGCCGGCGATGCGCTGCTGCGATACTTTCCAGACGACATAGGCGACGCCGGCCTGCGCGCCGCCGCCCCATGGCGGGATGACGAGATGCGTCGGATCAGTGACGTCCGTGATGATCGTCTGAAAATTGCCGATCTGCAGGATATCGCCAGGCCGCACGTTGGTCCCGGACCAGATCGTTCCGACGCCAGTGACGGCCGTCCCGTTCGCCGCGACGGAGATCGTCCCGGTTGAATAGCTAGTGATCGCCGTCATCGGCTACGGTCCTTCCTGCAAAAAGATGCGAGACGTCGCCGGCGGCGACGCCGCCGCATCGGCCTCGGCCTGGATCGCCTCGAGCTCGGCGACCGTCTTGGCCGCGCGCGTTCGGACGACCATGGATCGCCGCTTGTTTTCCTTGGTCATCAGCTCATCCGGCTTTGCCAGGATCGTCTGCGCCAGCGCCTGCGGCGTGACGCCCTCGACGGCCGCCGCCGCGGCGAATTCGGCGGACGGCTCGGCGCCGGCCGCGACGGCCGCGGCCAGCGTGCGCTTGCGATCGTGCGCGATGTCGTGGCCGTCGACCATGTAACGCTGGTTGACGGTCGCCTCGACGCGCTTCCGCTTGACCTCGACAACGCTCACCCTCATGGCGCGATCGCCTCGACGTCCAGCCGCTTGGCACGATACGGATGCGCCGGCACGACAAAAATCGAGTAGCTGCCTGGATGATCGACCGCGAACTCGAGCCTTCCATCGGCCACATGCTCGGTGTGAACCAACGCGCCGTCTAGCGCGACGGTCGCATCGAACTCCGCCGGCGAAACCGTGAGCTCGAGCAGATCCTCGCCGTCTGCCTTGACCGACCGGAGCTCGCCGGAGATCTCGACGTCGAGTTTCGGCACTATCTGGCCGTCCTTCACCCAGGCGTCGGCGATGTCGACCTCGCCGTCATAGAGAATGTGCGGGATGCCCATCTCCGCGTATCGCTCCGACAGCACGTCCATTCCAATCTCGACCTGCAGCGTGACCGCCGTAATCAAGCCGTTGTCGTCATGCCGCACGATCACTTGCGGCCTGCTCGCCGGCGCCGGATCTTCGACAACGGACGGCGCCGCGGCGGTCGCCTGCCCGTCAACGCCGGCTGGCATGTAGCCAGCGACAGCCCAAGCCGCGTCGAGCGTTACCCCCGTCATCCTGCGATCCTCCTGAAAAGTGCGTAGTACAGCCGGCCGACCTGGTTGCCGAACTTGAACCGGAACTGCAGCGACGAGGTCGTGACCTGCGCATAGTTCCAATAGTCGGAGCTGTTGCCGCGGAAATTGGTAAAGCCCAGATACTGAGTGCCAGGGCTAAGCGTGATGTTTGTGTCAGTGTAGCCGGCCAGGAACGGCACGGCGTCAAGCGTCGACGGAAAGAAGAACGTTGCGACGGAGTCTTGCGAACTATCGAGGATGCCAGAGGCGTAGAACTGATGCCCCGACCAGCGTGAATCGAAAACCATCTGGTCGATATTCGCCGCCGTAACGTCGACGCCCGGCAGGCTTACGCTCATTGCGGCGCCGGCGCCGGACTGGATCAAAACACGCTTGACCATCAGAGTCCGAGGCTCCGATGAAAGATCATGTAATCCACGTAAAAGTTATAATCCGCATTGCTGTTGTTGATCGTGATTTTGTCGTTTGAGAACTTGAGGCCGATCCCGACCTCATAGGTCAGGATGCCGCTGACCGTGATGTCGCGCGCAGCCATGCCCTGGTTGTAGGGGTACGCGACCACGCCGCCGTCGATATAGGCCTCGAACCAGACATAGGGCGTTCTGGTGAACGTTGCCGGATAGGGAATGTTCTGGTCGCCGCTGTTGATCGGCAGATAGATCGACCCCGACATGACGATCTGGTCATTCTTGGTTTCCGATCGCAGCAAAAAGTCGGCATTGCTCGAGGTCGACAGCACGTCGACGCCAGGCCGCGACAGCCAGACGCCATAGGCACCTAAAAACGAATTCAGGCCCGCGTGAAAGCGCCGCGCCATCACCAGACCTGCCAGGCGATATAATAGAGGTTGACGCCCGTTCCCATGACGCGCGAGCGCCTGTATTGCCAATCGTCCGAGATCAGAAAGCCATCCCTGTAGAGGATCGGCACCCAGCTCGAGCGCTGGTAAGCGATGCTCGAATTCGCATCCCGGCAAACCATCGCCTTCGAGTACAGCGCAACACCAGCTGAGATGCTATAAGCGACGATGTCGATCGCCGGCGGATGCGGATAAGTCGTCGAGTAAAAGACCTTGCCGCCGCCAAACACGACGCTCGGAAACAGCCCGACCTCGAGCGGCCTGCCCTGGTTCAGACGAGAATCCAGCGACAGGTATTTGTAGTCGACGGCCGGCGGATTCTCGGCGTCATAGCCCGGCTTTGAAACCGTGACGCGGTCCACGGCGATATAGATGCGCTTGGTCACGAGTCGGAAATCGTGATCGTGCCGGCCGTCAGGTTGATGACCATCAGGCCTGACGTGCTTTGAATGACGCCTGCCGTCAGCGTGCCGACGTTGGCCGTGATCGCGCTCAACACCCCGATATTCATCATGCGCGCCGTCAGGACGCCGTCGAGGTACATATTCGCCGTGATGCCGATCGAGGCGACGCCGCCGATCGTGCCGATCGTAAAGACCGACTTCGGCACGTTGCCATTGTAACCCGGCAGCTGGATCTGGAACTTGTCCGCGACGACCGTAAAGGCCGACGCACCAGATCCGCCGTTGACCAGCTGAATTCCGGTCACATAGCCGTTGACGTTGAGCGTCAGCGACCAGGCCGCGGCGGCGTATCCGTCGAGCTGCGCGATCGCCGTCGACTGCTCAGTGATCGAGGCATTGACGTCGCCGAATTGTGCAGAAACCGACGTGCTGAGATCCGCGACGGCCTGCTGCGCGTCGACCGCGACGGTCTGGACCGTCGCGATCTGGGCGAACGCCGCCCCGACGCGGGCTGTCATTTCCGCCTTGATCGACTTTTTGTCGAGCCAGTTGCGCGCGTCCTGGTTGGCAATAGCCGCTGTAGTCGCCTGCAGCGCGGCATTGATCTCGTCGTTATTCTGGCTCTCGATATCCGTGACCTGTTTTTTCAAGGCCGCGTTGAAGGACTCGAGCGTGACCATCCCAGGCGACAGCTTGACCGTCGGCGCCTCGAGGTCGACGGTCGAATAGGCGCCGCGCATGGTCGCATTGACCGCCTGGACACGGAGGCGGACCGCCGCCAGGCTGACGACCGTATCGAATTGGTTTTCGGCCGCCTCATAGACCTGCGTCCAATTCTTGCCCTCGTCATAGGAGACGCCGGCGACGTAGTAGATCGCGCCTGCGGTCGGAAACCAGCTCGCGAACAGCCGCGGCTCGGCCGTGCCCTGGCTGATGTAGGCATTGAGGCCGAACACCAGCGGGACCTTGTCGTTTGACGGATACTGCGCGCTCGGCAGCACCGGCGGATTGCCGAGATCCGTCGCATGAACCCGCTGGTCATCAACCACCATGTTGACCGTGAACTGGTCGCCATTCGGCGAGCCATCCAGGACCACGCACAGGCGCGATTGGCTCACGCCCGTGCCGAGGTCAAACGACGGATACTCCGCACCATCCTCGCGCGCCAGGACGACGGCCAGCGTCGTCGCCTGCGCGGCCTGCGCGGCTGCCAGGCTCGCCGCATCAAGAACGGCATGCCCGTCGTCGACGCCGCGGCTGCAAAGGACCGGACCAAAGAATTTTCCGTTAGGCTTCCGCAGGCGGATATAGAACGGCCCGCTATCCCAGATCGGCGCCGGGTTGAGCGCCAGCGTCGCGCCGGCGACGCCGACGACGGCGCCACCATAGCCATAATTTTCCGGCAGGTCGGATTGCACCCGGACCACAGATCCGCGCGTGATCGCCCTGCCCTCATACTCCGAGCCGAGCGCGACGTTTTCGCGCCGATAGATCGATTGCAGATAGTAGAACGCGCATTCCCGGAACGCCTGGTCACGGTTGACGATGCCGTCGACACGCTTGGTCTCGGCATTGACCGACGTGAATGCGTCGCTGTCCGGCGGATACTGCACCTGCGCCGGCCTCCAGGTCTGCTCGTCGACATACTCGACCACGACGGCGTCGGGATCTTCCTCGCCCAGCATGGTGAAACTGACCTGCATCGAATCCCGCACGATCTCGCGATCGGTCAGGAGCATGGTCGGCACGTCGCGCCACTCGTCGCGGACGATCGACACGGTATCGCCGAGCCAGAAATGCTGCGCTCGCGACGGCGCCAGGATCTTGTTTAGGGCATCAGGCACGGCGACGGCCGTCGCAAAGCGATAATCGAACGTGTCGCCGCGCGCATCGCAGCCGGCCGCATGATTTACAACGGCATTGAAATCGACCTTGGCGATCGAGAGGCCCGAGCCATACTGCCCGCTGGTGACGGCGTCGAGAAACGCCCAAGCCGGGTTACGGGTCGCCTGCGTCACGAAGGCCGCGCCGTTCCAAACCGGGACCTTGCGCGTGCCGAGGACGCCGAACTTATAGGAGCCCTGCGTCGACTGCGACGCCTTCAACCGGATCGCGATCGTCGAGACGTCAGCAAACGAATTGTTGCCCTTTAGGAACGACCGCAGGCCGGCCCAGAGCACGGAGTTACTGCCGGCAGTGCCGGCGAGCTCGGCATCCTCGCGGCGAAAGCGGACCAGGTAGCGGCCAGGCGCAACGTCGACCTTGACGCTGTCACGGACCGGCGCCTGCGAGGCGTACTGCCGCACGATAGAGAACAGCGGATTAAACGGCCCGGTCTGCGCGCCGGCGTTGTCGCAGGTTGCATATTCAGCGGTCAGGCCGACGTTAGAATAGCCGATAGAGCCATCCTTGCCGTTGACCGTGTAGCAGCCGGCCGCAAAGACGAAATCGACCGCGAGCGATTGCGCCAGCGTTCCCGCCGGGTTGGCCGCGAACGGTCCAATCCAGGCGCCAGGCGTGCGCGCCGAGGCACCGAACGGAAGGCCGTTTGAATCATACTGGCCGCCCGACGTTCCAGATCCCGAGGGAAGCTGCTGGCCGCTGACCTCGGCCGACTGGTCCACGTTGGTCGGAAACAGCGTGACCGGGCTGCCAGGCTCATAGAACGCGATCTGCGCATCGCTGAAAGCCGCCGCGATCCCGTTGGTCGCGTCCCAAAACACGGTATCGTCGATATAGACGGCCTCGTATTGCATGCTGCCCATGGTCGGCGACAGCAGCACATTGAGATATTGATCGTTGGCAACGAACTCGCCCCAGGGCGTCGCCGCAAAATCCGGATAGTCCTTCACGCGGCCATACCAGACCGGTAAAGGCTGGCCGAGCTTGGCGACATTGCCCTGCGCGGCGACCGAGTAAATCTGGTCCTGCGTTGCGGTCGGCGTATTGGTCGCGCCGGCCTTCGGCGCAACCAGGGCGTTGACCAGGAGCGAGCCGCCGATGCCGATCGCGGCCGTCGTCGCGAGCGCGCCAAACGTGCCGGCGCCGAACAGCGCAGGCCCGGCCCAGATCGCGAAGGCCGAGACCGCGACGAGCGCGACCAGACCGATGATCTGTTTGGCAGCGTTGCCGCCGCCCTGGCCGCCGAGCGGATAGGACGTGAAGCGAACCGCGTCGGCCGGCCCGATGCGCCGCGACTGCCAATCCCTGCGCAGCACGGCCTCGCCGTTGATCTCGAGCACGGTCGGCAGGCCTTTCTTGAACTGCCAGCCGAAATCCCGATCGCGCACGGCCCAGCCCGTGCGGCGCAGGAAGGCCGCGACGGTTTCCCGCGGCCGCGGCTCGGCGCGGTCGACCTCGAGGCCAGGCATCACCAGATGCAGCACCGGCTGACGCGCGGCGTCGCTGCGCCGCTCGCGACGAGCTCGCGGACGCTCCGGCGAGCTCGCCTGCGGCTTGGGCAATCGCTTCACAGATCCGTGCATGTCACCGGCTCAAAGAACATGAGGTTTTTCCAACCCACCTGGCGCAGAGCCAGGACGGTTTCGCAGGCAACGCCCGCGTGGCTATCGCAGTGGATCACCCGGCCCTCCTGGCGCAGCCAAACGCCGATATGCGCGGGAAACCGCGCGTGGGCCATCAGGGCCAGCGCGCCGTCAGCGGCCATCACCAGTCCGCTAGGACCGTCCGGCACCTGGCGCCAGCGCGCGCGCTCCGGATGGCCGGCGAACTCCTCGAGCACCCAGCGCCGGCTGAAATCAGCCGGCACCGAGATTTGTGGCAGCATCCGGCCGAACAGCTCGCGCTGCACATGGCAGGCGAAATCCCAGCAGTTGCGAGCCTGCCACGCCCACGGCTCGCCGATCAGCGGTGCGAGGAATTCGGATCGCGTCACGGCAGCAGGCTCGGAAACTGGATATAGTCGTAATTCCGTGTGAGGCGCGGAAACCGCTTGTTCTGCAGATTTTTGACCATGACCGTTCCGGTCAGCGATGCCCCGACCATCTGGACGCTGCGCAGCTCGAATTCGATTGGCCCATAGGCCGGCTCGGTCAGGTCGCTGCCGAGATATTCGCGATACAGGACCTGAATATATTCGCGCGTCCCCTGCGCCGCGCGGATCTTCGGCACCAGCTCGCGATTGACGTTGTCGATCTTGATCGTCGTCGACGGCGGCTGGCCTTCCTTTTGCTCCGGATAGGCGGCCTCGAAAGGACATGCGATAAAGGTCACGGTCTCGCCGCCGTTGCGCGGCGCGCCGACCTCGAGCCCAAAGGTCATATCGTCGCCGACATTGGCGACAACCCGCGCCGGCTGGTCGAATGACGACTGCCAGAGCTCGAGCGTGTAATAGATCCGCGCGCTAGGCGGACAGGAGGCATAGGCCTCGATCAGCGCTTCATTGTGCGTCGGCATGGCTAGACGTCGTAAACACGCAAGGTCATCCGGACGTCGACCTGGTCCGGATTCGGCCAGCTCGCGACCAGGCTGGTCCCCGGCTTGACGAACTGGCAGACCTTGTTCGCGAGAGACGTGCCGAGCCAAACATCAATGGTGAAACGCGCCGTTCCGAGGTTGAGCGTCGTCTTTACCCACTCGACAAACGTATCGTAGTCGGCCGCATAGAAACGAACCGTCTGCGTCACCGCGCCGACATTGTCGCCAGGCCGCGGCCGTTGCCGGACGTTGCCCTGCTCCATGTCGGTCGCGATCGGATCGCGCATGCGCTGCAGGCCGAACCCGTCTTTGAGGATGACGGCGTTTGCAATTGGGAATGCCGGCAAAGCCATTGTTTACTGCCCCGTGAACGGTTTCAGGCCGTACTGGCCGCCGAGGACACGCCGGCCGGTCCCAGTCGACAGCGAGTCGCCGACCGCGCCGTCGACCATCTTGCGCAGCGTTACAGTGATGTCGCCGTTCGGCGCCTGCTCGACCGCCGGCGACGCATCCGTGTAATTGTTGATCGTGACCTGCGGCGATCGGCCGCCGCCGGCGCTGGCGCCGAGCGCAGCCATCTGGCCCGGCGTAAAGACGCCCTCGCCGCGCTGCGCGATGATCGGGACCTCGTTTCCTGCGATGCCGCCCGTGTGGAAACGCGGCGCGTCGTCAAAATAGGCGCCGTGGACGTAGCGCATTGACGTCGGCTCCGAGCCGATGATGCCGCCCGTGTGATAGAGCCCGCCGATACCGCCGCTAAAGCCCGTCGACGACGTTGCGCCCCCGCCGATACCGCCGAACGAAAAGCCGCCGAGGCCAGACGATGCCATCTGCAGCGACCGCATCAGCGGCTCGACGATCGTGATCTTGATAATCATCTGCTCGATCGCCTTGACGATCGCATTCGACATGTCGGTAAAACCCTGCCCGGCCGACTTGGCGCCGGTCGTGATGTCGGTCAGGCCGTTGACCAGGTCGCCCTCGATCGAGGACGAGATCCCCTTAAAGGCGCTGTTGGTGCGGATCGCCGCCGCATAGCTGCTGTCCAAAGCCGCCGGCACGTCGTTCCCATAGATACCCTTGAGCTGCGAGGCGATCGCAACATCGTCGGACGACAGGAACGCCGTCTTGCTGTTGAAATCGATCTGCGAGCCCACCTTGGCCCGCGCCAGAGCGTCGGCAGCGGCAGCGGCTCGATCGCGCAGCTCGGCGAACCGCGCGGTCTGCGCGGCGGTTTCCTTGCCGCCATTGGCCTGGACCGCGGACGTCTCGGCGGCCGTCGCGCGGAAAGCGGCGAGCGCGGCATCGCCCAGCCCGACCGCCCTCGTATCGGCCTCCTGAACCTCGGTATGCTTGCGCAGTGAGTTGATCGCCCGATCTACCGGATCTTCCGCCGTGTCTTTGCTCGCGACGTTGGACCGCGAACCGAATTGCAGGCCAGTCAGGCCTGCCTGCATCGACTTGAGCGATGCCGCCTGGTTCTGCCAGGCCCAATCGCTTTGCGCCGTGCTCGTGTCAGTGATCGAGGCGCCCGTGCCGGCGTACCATTTGACCTCATCCGGTGAGAGAGATCTAAATTTCGCTAACGGCTGGTTGGCAGCTACGACGCCGAGCAGCTTGACCCAACCGTCCCACAGCGAGCCCGCATTCGAGAGCTCGTCAACCGCCTGCTTGGCTTCCGGCGTGATATCGATCCTAAGCCCGACCGTTTGATCCGCGTTGGGACCGCCGACGCTGTTAGACAAGGCGGTGAGCTGCTCGTTTGCTGCCTTCTCGATCGAGTCACGGTCCAGCGACTTGAAGAATTTCGCCGCCCGCTCGATCAGATCATCCATGACCGGCAGCAGGCTCGCCGCCGCCTCTTTCATGTAGAGCGACCATTCCACCGAGCTCTTGCGCCACTCCGCATCAAAATCTGCGGCCCGTTTAACAGTCTCGTCGTCGATAACGGCGCCGGCGGCCTGCGCCTGGTTGCCGAGATCCGCCATTGCGCCGGCGCTTGCTGCAGCAGCGGCACCCATTCCTTGGTAAAGCCGAGCATCTGCGCGATCGCGGTCGCATCCTGCGGATTGCGCGCGCGGCTGACCAGGTCGGCCGAGATCTGCAGCAGCTGATTCTGGCTAATCAGCTGCCCGTTTGCATTGCGCAGGCTGATGCCGTTCGCGTCGAACTCTTTCGACAGCGAATTAGCATTGCGCTGCGCATCGTTGAGCAGCTGCGAGGATTTCTCTAGCCCCGCGTTGACCTGGCTCTCGGTCAGGCCGGCGATCTGGCCGCCGAACTGGATACCCTGCAAATCCTTGAGCGACAGGCCGACACGGTCGGCGAGCGTTCCCATATCGGCCAGCGACTTGTTAAAACTGACGATATAGTCCAGCGCCTTATTGACCGTGGCAGCAGCAGCCACGCGCCGGCGCCGAGCGCGATCAGACCGACGTTAAAATCGGTCGCCGCGTCCGTGCCGCGCTGCGCTGCGCCGGCGGCGCTATCCATCGCCCGCTCGTAATCGGATGCGCCCTGCGTGTTCGCATCGATGACGAGCTCGGTCACGACCTGGTCGGCCATCACTCCTCCGTTTGCAGCTTTGAGTAATCGACCAGATAGAGATCATCGAGCATTTCGAGGATCTCGAGCTCCCAGGGAGCCAGGTCGGTTTGCGTCCGACGCAGGAAAGCGTCGATGTCCTGCCATTCGATCGGCGACAGCGCGAAACCGTTGCCGCCCTTGCGCCGGCGCAGCCGGTCATAGATCCGCCAGAGGTAACTCAGCGCCCGCGGAATCGGCGGGACCGTTAGGATCGCTTCCCGCTCGGCCTTGCGCTTCGGATCTCGCGTGCGCTGGACCAGGCCCTCGAGGACCTGGCGATAGGTCTCGCCGGCATCGCCGGCCCTCGAGGACAGCAGAAAGCTGCGCTCGGCGAATGCCCTCAAGTCTGACTTGAGGGCCTCGTAAAAGCCCGCTCGCTCGTCAGATAGTCGGTCACCTGGACGAAAAAGCTGCCGAGCTCCGGCCGCAGGAACAGCTCGACGGCGTTCTCGATCGAGAACGGGATCGGATCGGGCGAAACGATCTTGAACGTCGGATTTGGCGACCATCCGACGATCCGCCGGCAGACCTTGGTCACGTTCTGCCGGCGCCGATCGGCGACGGTCTCATCCTCGGTTTTCCACTTGCGGCCGTTGACCTGCGCGAACTCGATCGCCTTTTCCTTCTCGATCGCGTCGCGGGTCGATTCATTGTTGAGCGCAATTGTCTGCGGATGCGCGGGACCGGCGAGATCGATCGCCCAGCCGATCGGCGTATCCGTTCCGGGCTTGCGGATCTGCAGCCGGAACGTGTCGACGGGCAAATGGGCGGAGAGGTCGAGGGTTGCAGTTGATTCAGTCATTGTCGGTTGCCTTTTGTCGGAAAGGTTGGCCGCAGGGTCCGACAACCCTGCGGCCGGTTCTCGCGAGAACATTCCATCGGCCTATGGTCGGCGCCGATCACTCAGACGCTACGCTGCAGTGGTCTGGAACGAGATCATGCTGTTATTGCCGGTCGCCGAGGAATCGATGCCGACCAGCGCCGGCGGGACCGTGATCGTCTGCGTGCGCCCGCCGCCCTGCTTGGACAGCGCCGAGGGATCGACGCCGCCGAGCGTGAAATTCGGCACCGTGATCGACATGAAGTCTTTCGGCTCGCTCATATTGTCGACGGCCAGGATGTTGAGCGAATACTGCGTTTCGGCGACGAAATCGGCGAGCAGCTGCAGATCTTTGCGCAGCATGGTCAGGTTGAGCCCAACCCGCAGCGGCCCCGTGAACACGTCAGGCGCATATTTGATGTTGCCGGAGCCGAACGTATCCGGCGCGGTCGGCTGGATATCGAGCGACACATCGAAAGAGGTCAGCTCGACCAGGTCGACGCCGCCGAGGCGGATCGTCGCGTCGACAACAGCGAACGGCGTCCCCGGCGCCGCCGCCGGGTTGGTGAAGTATGCGGCATCGAGCGGCCGGATCTTGCCGGTCCCGATGCCGCCCGGATCGAACGTGATGATCCCATTCGGCGCCATCGAAAATTTGCCCGTGCCCCAGACGAAATCGTCGAGGACGGTCGCCTTGCCGATGTCACTCTCGAATTCCTCGAGCCCGAAATAGCGCCGGACCAGCGCCGCCGGGTTGGTCAACCGCTTGCCCGGCCGCGTGATCGTGCAATTCGTATCTGGCGTAGCGTTGACGGTCAGCGTCTCCGGCACCGTGATCTTGGTCGACGAGAGCGCCGAGATCCGCAAATTGCGGCCGTTGTTGCCGGCGTCTGGCAGATTGGCCGCGCGGATGATATCGCCGACCTTGAAACCCATGTCGATCGGCGAGCCGGTTTCAAAAACGATGCCGTCCGCGACCGTCGTCAATCCAGTGAAATCGGCCTGCGTCTTGCTAAACGGGGTCGCATCCCAAGTGCCGCGCATGATCGCCTCGACGATCGCGTCATGAGATCCGAGCCACATTTCCGCGTTGTAGCTCGACGAGGTTTTCTGCGTGCCGTGACGGCCGCGGATCGACATGCCGTCGTTACGGATCGTCTGCGATTCCGTAGCGGCTTTCGACAGCTTGGCGCCCGGACCGCCGGAGATCGGCAGGACGGTAGCGCCAGCGCCGCCGGCAGCGATCTGGCCGAGACCGGCCTGCGCCTTATAGGCGATGCGGCCAGCGGAATTGCTTTGATAGACCATTGCGATCAGTCTCCTGTTTGGATCAGCCGATGAAAAAGAACTGGAACGGAATCACGACGACGGCGCCGAACCAGTTGCCGTCGTCGGATGCGCTATCGCCGCCCTGGACGGTCGGCCCTTCGCCGTTCTCGCCCCAGCAGCGCACACATGCGCCAGGCTCGGCGTTGTAGAACGTCGCATCCTTGAACAGGTCGCCCGCCTGGCCGGCGAGCGCGAGATGCGCGGCGAACCCGTAGCCCTTCGGCACAAACACATGCACGAAGATGTTGCCGGTTATCAGCCAGGTCTGGTTGCCCGGCGTGCCGACGCCGCGCTTTCGCCGCAGCGTCTCGATCACCTCGAAATAGCACCAGGGCTGCCCCTGCGGCGGCCAGGGCAGCTGCGGCGGATCTTCATTCTGGAACGAGCTCGGCGCGGCGTTGAAGCCAGCTTCATAGCGCGCGCGCATCGCTGCGACGGCGCCGGCATAGTCAGCCATGGGATAACCTCCAGCGTGCGCGGATCTCGAGGGCCGGCTGACGCACCAGCCAGGCCTGCCGCGCCTTGTCGGACATGCGGCGCCGGCCGGCCTTGATCTGCCTGGAAAACGCGGCATATGCCGCGATATCGCCGAACCGGACCGGCATGAAGGTGAACTTGACCGCGGCGCGGTTGCCGTATCGCGCGGCGACGATCAGCGCGGTCTCTTGATAGATCTTCGGCGCGACCTTCATTTTCATCCGGCCGATCTCGATCTTGCGGGCGTAAGGGACCGGGTTGGAAATGTTGATCTGGTCACCGCGCCGGAACGCCGAAACGTCGCTGACGACATGGCCATTTAGAAAAACCATGTGGCTGTCACGGTAGAGACCAGGATGCGGATCTCCGACCGAACCGACCGGCGAGCGCTGCCGCAGTGTCTCGAGCGCGAAATCGACGACGTCCTGCATCGCCAGATATCGGAAAACGATGCGCATCAACTGTCGACCGAGGCGATCTCGTCATGCGGCCCGGTGACAATCTCCTCGACCTCGGTCGGAACGAGATCGTTGAGCGCGTGGTCGGCCTGTTCCTGGTTGATCCGATCGAGCATCTTTTTGCGCGCTTTCAACAGCGCCCGCTCTTTTGCCTCCTGAAACGCCTTGCGAGCATTGAGGCCGGCCAGGTCGCCCGTGATGACAAATCGGGCTTCCTCGCTGGTCGAGATGCCATTGCGCGCGGCGTCGAGCTTTCGCTGATAGTCGGCCTCGTCAAACACCTTGCCCATCAGCCCCGGACCTGCAGCTCGAATGCGATGACCTGCCCCTGCATCCGCCTCGTCGCGTCGTCGACGCCCTTGATGCTGACCTCGCGCCGGCGATCACCAGGAAATCGCGATCCGTCAGCGGCAGCATGGTCGACAAGGCCACCTTGCCCGCCGGCACCGGCGCCGAGGGATCATTCAACAGGATGACATGCCGATCGCCCTGCCGGATCTCGCCGACGAGCTCGGCCGGCTGATAGCCCTTCACCTTCGCCAGGACGGCCGCCTCTTTCGCGACCGCGCGCGCCGGCCCGACGCCGGCGTAACGGCGGACCAGGACGGTCTCGCCGTTCTCCTCGAGCGCGCGGATATGCTGGTCTAGGGACTCGTCCGACGTCACTGGCCGTCAACCTTGCTGGTGATGACCTGGCCGACCTCGGAGCCGCTCGAGCCGGCCTCGCCATCGTTTGGGGCGCCGTTGTCCCCCGCGACCATGCTGCGCAGCACCTGACCAAGCTGCGCCGACTCGTTCTCGAGCTGGCCGACGTGCCCCTGCAGCGCGGTATGCTGCTCGTCGATCGCATCCATGACCTGGTCATAGCGCTTGCCCGTGAAGGCGATTCCCTCCTCGAGCTTCTTTGCCCGCGCCAGGCGCGAGCGCATGCCGGCGAGCTCGATCGGCCGTTTGATATCGATCATGTCGATTCCCTCCAGGATCTGCGGATGCCGCTCGAGCAGCTCGAGCCGCAATTTCAGATGCGCGATCGCGACCAGCGCCGTGACGCGGTCCATCGCAGGCTCATTTTGCGCGGATGCGCAGCTTGACGACGCGCTCGAGCTGCTGCCCGGTCGCGGTCTCGATCCGGTTTGTGATGCTGTAAACCCTGCCGAGCTCGCCGCCGGTCAGCATCACCAGCGCAGCGATCGCCGAACTGCTCGAGGCGCTCGCGACGATCCCCTGCGGCAGCACATAGCTCGAGGTCTTGATGCCGTCCGCCGGCGTCACGTCCTCGCCGGCCGCCAGGCGCGCGAGCTCGGCCGCCGAGAGCAGGACGTCGGACCAATCGAAACCGCGCTCGACGACCTCCTCCGGCGCCTTGGCAGGCCAGAACAGCAGCGTCCGCGCGTTGCGCGGCGCCTTGAGGATGCGATCGGCCATCACCAGACCTCCGAAAGCATCAGCAGCGTGACCGCGTCAGGGATCAGCGTTTTGACGTCCGGCGACAGCTGCCAGGCCTTGTCGCTGACGCCTATGACGAGATCGCGCACCAGGGCGGGATTTGTCTCGCCGACGCTGTAGAGATGCCGGATCTGCAGCATGACGCAGGTTTTGACGACCGCCGGCAGGTCGTCGATATCCTCGTACCCGGCGTCGAATTCGATGACGATCGGCTCCGGCGCATGCGAGAAGGCGAGCGGCCAGGACATGCCGAATTTCGGAAAGATGCGCACGCTATCGCCGGCGGTTTGCACGACATAAGTCGCCGGATCGAGCGTCTGCTGCGTCTCGGTCGCCCAATCGACATACTTGATCGAATGGACTGCATCATGCGTGACCGGCGCGATCGGGATCTCGATCACAGGACGCCAGCACGGCAGCACCCATTGGAACGTCCGCGGCACAAATGCGCGCTGGACCAAGGCCTCACAGTGCCCCGTCGCCGCGCCGATCAGGCCGGAGATCAGAGCGTCGTTTTTCGTGCTCGAGACGCGCAGCTGCGCCTTGGCCTCGTCGAGAGTGACGGGATAGCCCGCCGAACGCTGAGAGATGCGGAGCATGTCGGGAAGCCCTGCCGGGAAAGGGAAAGGCGCCTCGGCCTGGTGCAGCCGAGGCGCGAGGCTGGATCAGCCGACGACCTCGTCGACGGTTGCCGCATCGTTGTCGGTTGCGAAACCGTACCGCGCATCGAAGCCCAGCACGGAACAGCCGACCAGGCTCGCGGCGACGGCCGGCGTCACCGACACCTGGAAAAAGCCGAAGCCGTTATTGATGTCGAGGTCCTCCTGCTTGAGGTTGACCAGGACCTGCTTGTTATCGTCGGCGCCGGCTTTCGTCAGCTGTGTGATCGCCTTGCCGACGATGTCCTTTGCGCCGGCGCCCGCGACCGAGGTCGCCTGCTGGATCTTGGCGTCGACGGTCGCCGCGGCGCCGAGCGCGCCGACCGAGATGACGGCCATATAGTTGTGGAACTTGCCGGCATCGATCCAGCCCGTGGTCACCACGGCGGCAGCCGATTGCGGGTTGATCGAGTCGACGACGCTGACGCGCTGCGACGGTTTAAGGTTGGTGTGCATTTGTACCCTCATGGTTTCGGGAAACAGGAAACGGGCCGTTACTCGCGCCGGCCAGGTCAGGCCGGCGCGCCGTTATCGTCTGACGAGCTCGAGCTCGATCAGCGCGCCTCGAGCGCGACGAAATGGGATTTGGTATTCGGCCCCTTGGCCGGCGCGACCGGCGCCGACAGATAAGGCTGTCCGCCCATCCGGAAGATCCAGCGGAAGGCCGCCAGGTTGTAGTCAAAAAACAGATGGATCGAGGCGGCGAAATCGATGCCGCCGCCGGACTTGGTCGCAAGCGCATAGCCCGACAGGTCGACGCAGGTCAGGTCGCCGAGATCGCCGAGCGTCGCGCTATGCTCGTTGAAGATCAGCGGGCGGCCGAGGAAGACGCCACCGTCCGGCGCGCCGGCGAGCGGCTGATTCAGCGGCAGCCAGGCCGGCACGTTTCCGATCGTCAGCTGGCCGAGCTGCGGCAGCGTGTCGGAATTGGCAAGCCACATCGGCCGGCCGCCCATCCGCAGCAGGCGCGAATACATCTTGAGGACGTTGGGGACCGTGATCGTATCGGCCGCCTGCCCGCCTTCCTTTGCGACGGTCACCAGCGCCGGCGCGTTCATGAAGCCGAGCGGCTTGCCCTTGCCGTCGCCAGTCATGACCGCCTCGAACGCCTTCCAGCGGATCGCGTTGGCGGCCTGGTTGAAGATCCGGTTCTGCAGCCGCGGCGCATCGTCGAGGACCTCCTGCGAGGCCAGCACGAAGGCGTAGAGCTCATGCAGCTGGATGATCTCGCCGGTCATCGCGGCCTTGTCCGCGATCATCTGCGTGCCCTCCGAGCGCCAGCGCGCCTGGACGCCGGAGGCGCCCCAAGGCGTGGTCTCGTCCTTTGCGATCGCGATCGAGTTGCCCTGCGTCGGCTCCGGATTGCAGAAACCGAGCAGGTTCTGGTCGTCGAAAACGAGCGCCCAGATCTGTTCGCGATACTCGGTCGGCACCAGGAAGCCCTCGCCGCTGCCGCCCTGGTTCTGCTGGAAATTGGTCGGCGCCGCGCCGAGACGCGGATCGAGGCCGCCGCCGGTCATCGCGGTCCGGACGGAAACCGCAAATTCCGCGACGCTACGGAAACCGCCGGTCCGCTCCGGGTTGATGTCGTTCACGACGGTCGCCAGCGCCGGACCGCCGAGCGCGGTCGAGGAGCCAAACAGCGCCGTGCGGCGCAGCTTCTTTTCTTCGGCTGCGATCTGCTTGTCGAGCTCGGCGACCTCTGCCTCGAGCGCGTCGACCTTGGTCTCGAGCTCGCCGACCTGCGCGGTCTCGGCGTCGGTCAGGGTTGCCTTGCCCTGCAGCGTATTGAGCTGCTCGAGCGCGGTTTTGCCGTCCTTTGCCTTATTGGCGCGGGCTTGGCGCAGCTGCTTGATGTCCACTCGCATGGATCCGTGACTCCTGGTTGGTTAGGTGGTTTGCCTGGACGGGAGAAATAGCCCGCGTTCCCGCTGTCCAGGCGACGGCGCGGGTCGAGCAACTCAGGAACTAAAAAGGGAAAAAGCGGCCTTGCGGCTGCGGACAATGAATCAAGGGCTGAAAATAGATCAGCCGGACAGACGTCCGGTCTTCTCTAATAAGCCGACGTTCCAAACATCAGAGCGCCATTCCGCTAAGGGCCAGCAGGCAACATCGCGGGAGCCCGATGAGACGATGTTGGAGGCGCTAGAGGACTACGTGAAGCGCCAGAAAAAGCGTCTAGTGAAGCCGACCGAACGCTTTCGGCTGCAAACGCTAGATGAGGAATGAAAGAGGCCGCCAACTCAGGCGGCCTCTTGTTTAAGCGGCCCCAGCAACTTTGGGGGCCTGTGTAGGGGGAAGGCTTGTTGCTGGGACCATCTACCAGCCCGCTTGGCGCGTTGCGGGCCAGGTTCGCGCTACTGCACGTACATCGCTATGCCGAGGATAACGACCGGGCTCAGACCGAACGCTTTCAAGTATGTCATTGAGTCATTGCCCATGACGCAACCCCTGCGTTGAGCTGGAACCCTACGCTCGGGGAACTCGGCCATCTAGTGTAATCTGTGCCATCGGTCAGGAAACCCCGGGCCATTCCTTACGGAGAACCACGTAGGGAACGAGTTTGCCGTCCTATAAAAACACGTTATGCCCAAGACCCTGCATGGGGTCGGTAGTCCTACTGAGAACACCGCCCAACCAATTCAGGCCACTGCGATTTTCCAACTAGGCCACCAGCGTCGGAAACAGGCCAGCGCCGGGCGCCTAATGAGAACGAGTGGAGAACTGCGAACGATTTACGAACTTCCGCGCCCTCGTCCGGATTGGGTCACAAGCCAACCATGGCGGCCCGCCCGATCCGGGTCGGCTCACCTCCCGAAAGCGGACGTTGGAGGGCTCTGAGCGATGGTCAGCTAAGGGCCACAAGTGGAAATTCATCGTAACGCTCCATAAATCGCATGCTAGGCATCGGCTGCCGGGTGAAAGTCAGGTTCGTGGCGGGTTGCTGTCGTGGTCAACACGTCGCGCTAAGGTCAGGCTTTGGCAATCAATCTTCGAGACGGTCAGATGATTATCCAAAAACTTCGGCTGCAAAGGGGATGGTCTCAGGAACAATTGGCCGAAATAAGCGGCTTAAGTGTTCGGACCATTCAACGGCTGGAGCGTGGCCAATCAGCAAGCAACGAAACGCTGAAGGCATTGGGGGCCGTATTCGAGGTTGATTTTTCAACCCTGAAGGAGCCGGACATGAACCCGATGGCAATCTCCAGCGTAAGTCCAGAAGAGGCGCTGGCCTTAGCACGCGCACGCCGCATCAAAGGCTTTTACGTTCATCTAGCGCAATTTTTAGTCGTTACCGCAATCCTCGGCGTGATCAATGCTGCTACCTATCACCATTATTGGTGGTTTCTCTGGGTTGCGTTTGGTTGGGGGACCGGTGTTTTGGCTCACGGCCTAAGAGTGTTCGACAGAGTTCCATTCCTCAACGGTGACTGGGAACGTCGCCAGGTCGAGAAGCAGCTTGGCAGGAAGCTGTGAGGCCTCGTTCAAAGCGGAGGAGGCTGATCGCATGCCTTAGCTTCCGCAACGGGTCATTTGCGGACATTCTCGACCGGTCAGGCGACGTCCGCTTACCCCCAGAAGGGTAATCTTGAATGTATAAGCACGGGCGCCCTAATCGAACACCAGCGCCGATCGCCTGCGCGAGCTTGGCCGCGGCGAGCGCTGCTGCAGCATGCCGCCGATGACCTGGTCGAGCGTCGCGATCCGGTCGGCCATGCCGCGCGCGACAGCCTCGCGCGCGCCGACCATGCGGCCCTGGCCGAACTCCTCGCGGACCTTGGTCTGCGTCACGCGCCGGCCGCTCGCGACAGCCTTGATAAAATCCGCGCCCGCCTCGTTTGCGCGGCCCTGCAGATAGGCTTTGGCGTCATCCGACAGCGGCGCGAACGGATGCGCCTCGTTTTTCAGCGGCGACTGTTCCGACCGGACGATCGTCATCTTGAGGCCGACCTGGTCGAGCCATCCGGAAATGTCCTGATGCATAATCATCGCGCCGATCGAGCCGACGTCGGCAGACGGCGCCATGACGAGCTCAGTGCCCTGCGAGCCGAGCCAATAGGCGGCCGAGCCCATCAGCGTGTTTGCAACGGCGATTACCGGCTTTTTAGTCGCCGCTGCGGCGATCGCATTCGCGGCCTCGACCGTGGCCGCGACCGTGCCGCCGGGACTGTCAACGTCGAGGACGATGCCGGCGACGTCCGGGTCATCGGCCGCGCGCGTGACCTGCGACGCAATGCCGTAGAGGCTCGAGCCGAACCAGCTGCCGCGCGGCGTCAGGCCGCCGGCGACGGAGACCAGCGCGATCTTGCCGGCCGAGCTCGAGGCCTGTGCCGCGGCGGCCGCGGCCTGCGCCTGCCGCTGCTCGGCGCGCGCCAGGCAATCGGCGAGCGCCGAGACCTCGAGCGCGACAAGGGCGTCGATCGACGTGATCTGCGTAAGCACCTGGCGCAGATCCGGCGCAGCGGACTCGATCTTAATCATTGTTGCCGTCCTCTTTTGGAGAGCTCGAGCCGCCGCCAGCGCTGGCATTGTCGTCGACGCCTTGCGCGCCGCCGGCGGAGTCCTTTGTCAGCGGGTTTTTGTAGTCATTGCCGCCGGGATCAGTCCGCGGCGACATGTTCTCAAACCGCAGGATGTCGTTGGCAGACAGCCATTCGCCCTGGCGGCCGATCAGATATGCCCGATAGCGATTCAGCAGATCGCCGCGCAATAGGCCGAAAAAATTGAACTCGAAAAACAGATCGCCGTTTTCGTTGTCGAGCAGCAGATCCCGCTCGACGCCCTGCTCGATCTCGATCGCGAGCGGCGCCACACATCCGACGACAAAATCGAGCGACTGCTGTTCGACGTTGTTATTTGTCGCGCGTTTAAGCCGCGATGCGCGATGCAGCGGATAGCTCCAAAGGCCGAAAACGGCAGTGTCGGCGGCGTCCTCGGTCTCGAGCAGCTGCGCCTCGGAATTCGTCACCTTGATCGGGGTATATTTGACGCCGTGCGTCAAAAGCCGGTCCTTGTGCCGGTTCATTCCGGTCCCGGCTGCGCGCCAGTTGTCGAGAAACTCGTTTCGGTCGGCCTTGTCCTTGAACACGCCGGGATGCTCGAGCGTGCCGCCGGACTGGCCGTTGTTCTTAAACCAGATGTCGCCGTACTCATGAACGGCGATCGCGCGCGCGAAAACATGCTTGGCGCTATGGAAAATCGGCTCGCCGAGCAGGCCATCCTCCCGCAGTGGATTCGAGCGGATATGCCAGAGCTCATCGTCGCGATAGGTCGTCTGTTTGAGCTGCGCGCCCTGGACGATCGTCGTCGGCGGATTGAACGTGTAGTACAGCCGGCCGTCGATCCCGCGCTCGACCATCGCCAGCCGCCGCGGATGCAGCCATTCGAGGCCGCCGACGGCGTAATATTCCGACGCGCGCGGACCGCCAGGCGGCAGGATCGCGCAATAGGAATTCCGATAATAGGAGACGTTCCAGGCGAGCTCGCCGACGAGCTCGGCCGGCGTTTGGCGCGCGTTCGGGTTGGCGGCAAACATCCTGGTGACCGGATGATCCGGCAGCGCCTCTCGCGCGCCGTTCGCGCCGCGCCGATAGACCGACGCCGGCAGCGACTTCATTGCCGACGAAAGGCCGTGCCGGACAGCCTGAACCGCGCCGAGCTGGCTGACGTTGCTGTCAGTGACCTCGACGCCGGCGAGCGACATGCGCCCGCCGTAATCCGCCCAATAACGCGGATCAGACATATCGCGCGGCGCGCTGGGATCAAATGTATTGGCCACGGCGCGAAACGCCGAGCCGAGGCCGCTCAAAATTCCCATCAGATCACCGTCAGGATATCAGCGCCGGTCACGAGCAGCCCGGCTGTTGGATTCCAGCTCATGAGGATCGCGGCCTCGAGCAGCGCGATAAACGGATCGATCTTGGCGCGGCCGGCGACCTGTTTGGTCACCATGTCCGCGTTGCCTCGCCGCTCGGTTTTGGCGTTGCCGACAACCCACGACATGAGACCTTGCCCGGCATGCCAGAACGTCGCATCGGCGAGCTTAAAATCGAGGCCATAGACCGCTGGCGCGAGCGCCGAGCCCTGCAGCAGGCGCCGCAGCATGTCGTCGGTTACGCCGACAGCGGTCAAAGCCTCGATAATCGCCGCCGCCTGGTTCGGGTCGATGCCGACGCCGTTTTTCTGCGGCAGCAGGCCGCTGGCGACGATGCGCGCGACAAGGACGCCGAGATCCGCGATCGCGTCGGCCATATCGACGATCGTCAGCGACCCCTCGTCGACGAAATCCTGCAGTTGGGCGGCGATATCCTTCCGGCGTTCCAGGACGATCGGATCTGCCCATGCATAGGACCAGGACAACCAATGGCGCGTACCGCGCTCGCGGCCGATTACCGCCAGGCCGAGCAGGTCGTCGCGACCGCCGGAGTCAATTCCGATCGTAACGACCTCGCAGCGCGTCAGGATCGCGTCGAGGTCGAGGCCCTGGATAACCTGCGCGTCCCAGAGATCCGCGCCGCCCCAACCCTCGTTATTGATGCCCTGGCCGATCTCGATATTGAGATGCTGCGAGGCCCAGATCCGGATCGCCTCCTCGCCCTTGTCGCGCTCGCCTTCCCAATCGGCGGCGAGCTCGGCAAGCGACGGACCGGAGCGGCCGAGGTTCGGCATGACCATCGACCAGTTTGCCGGGTCCATCCAGCGCGGCTCGACGCCTTTTTTCCGCTCCTCGCGCGTCAGCGTCGCGATATCAGGCGGAAATTCGTACAGCAGCGGCAGCATTGGCCGGATGACCTTGCCGCGATAATTGCCGTCTCGGACGTTGCGCGCAAATTTCAGCTCAGACTTGAAGATTCCGGCCGGAACGTCGTCGCTTTGCGTTGTCGTCATGACGAGCAGGCCTTCGGGCGTCTTGTCGAGGCCGCCGCGGATCTGGCGCAGCACCTTTGCACCCTTTGCGTTAAATCCGAGCAGATGGATCTCGTCGAGCAACACGAAAAACAGGCCCATCGCGCCGGTCAGGATGTTGACGTCGAAGGTTTTGACCTGCGCCTCGGCCTTGGTGACCAGGTCCTCGATCATCATCTCATGATCGTGCGTGCGGAAACGCCGCTTGAGATCCGGCGACTCCTCGATCATGCCGACCGCCTGGTCATATGCGCGCGTCGAGATCGCCTGCGTCGGACCTACGAACAGCGCTTTCCCGCGCGGGCGGCGGTTCATCAACATCGAGACGATCAGCAACGCGGCCGAGTTGGTCGTTTTTGACGATCCTTTCGGGACCAGCGCGAGAATGTCGCGGATATAGCGGACCTGGTTGGCCGCATCCCAGCTGCCGAACGCCGCACGAACCAACTCGCGAAACCATGGGCCAGAGGCCGTCCGCATCTTCGGCTTGCCCGGAACGTCAGGCAGCTGGATTTCGTCATAGAACGCCTGCGCGATGTCCGCCTCGCCGGCGAACAGCTGCAGATCCGGCATCAGCGAGCGGCCGTCGCGAATGCGCTCGGCCCAATCGACGCGGGACAGATCCCACGGGACGATGCTAGGCGCCGCAACGGTCTCGATCGAGCTCGGCATCAGTGCGAGGTCCCTTCCTGCTGGCGGCGCATCATGAGCTCGCCGAGCGGCGTACCGACGTCGGGGTTATGCGCTGCGGCGAGCGCGGCAGCTTTCTTGCCGACCTTTTCGGCCGGCGCTGGCTTGTCGGCAGCCTTCGCAGGCTTCTGCGTCTGGCCGTACAGCATGAGATCGTTGCGCTCGAGATACTTCTGGAATTCCCGGATCGCCGAGACGTTTCCGTCGTTGACGCCGTCCATCAGCTTGACCCCGACCTGTGCGACCAGGCGATCGCGCGCGACCTCGCGAAACTTGAGCTCTGAAAAATAATGCTTGCGCAGCGTCGGCTGCGTGATGAACAGCGCCGACGCGATGCGCGCGTTACTCCAACCGAGCGCGACTAACAGGCTGACGCGATTCCGGTTTTGCTGGTTGGCGACATGCTCCGGCCGACCACGCCCGCCCCAATTGGCAGGCACAGGATCACCGAACAGGTCAAAAACTTCGGCCATGATGAAAAAAACCGTCAATGCGAGATGGGCCGGTCCGTGGAGAGGGCCTCGCGAAGGAAATGCCCACCCCCTATCCCTCAATCAGTCCCAAACGCCGCGCGTGTGCAGGCTCGCCTGCTCCTCGCGCTGCTTGTTTCGATCGTGGCAAGCCTTGCAGAGCGTCTGCAGGTTGGCCTCGTCCCAGAACAGGCGCTCATCGCCACGATGCGGGATGACATGGTCGCAGACCAGGCGAGACGTGTTCGGCTCGGCCCTGCCGCAACCCTTGCGCTGGCACGTGTATCGATCGCGCAGGAAGATGCGCAGGCGCAGCGCCTGCCAGCGCGCGAGCTTGTACCAAGCTTTCCACGACAGTTGAGGCATAGGCAGGCTCCACAACCTGTGATACAATCACAATCCAACCACAGCTAATGGGAGAGGACGGAATGGCTGATGATCTCAAGAACCGAGGGCCGGCAGACCGCAAACGCATCAACGTTCATGAGGACTGGGAAGTCAGATACTGGTGCGGCAGATTCAGCTGCACGAAGGCCGAACTCCTCGACGCCGTCAAACACGCCGGCGTGATGGTCGACATGGTGGAGAACTACCTTAAGCAGAAGAAGAAACGCTAAAACGAAAAAGGGCCGCTCGAACGAACGAGCGGCCCAAGTCTAGGGAGGAAACGCCCAAGGAGGGCAGCGACAGCGCCGAGGCGCTACCGCACAACCTATGCAAATGGAAACGCCGACCGCATCAGCTGCGATCGGCGTTGGATCGGGTGTGGATGTCGAGGCGCGCTGCGCGCGTACGCCTGGAATCAGGCTCTGCACTTTTAGCCGAGCTGCCGCGCATGCACCGCACCGCGAATTAGTCGATCAGCTCGATCTGCGCCTCGGTCAAACCGCTTACCTTGACGCCGTGCTTTCCGTCGGTGACTAAGACGCTGAGTCGGCCTTTTGAGTCAATTCGCTCGATCAGCGCGCGAAAGCCAGAGAACAGCCCATCGGCGACGCGGATCTCTCGACCTACTCGCATTTCAGTCTCGTCTTTGACCTCGGCAACGCTGATGAAGCCATAGCGCAGGAACAGCTGCGCAAGCGCCCATCGTCGACGTGACGGCAGCATGTTCTCGATCTTGACGATATCGCGCAGCAGCTGCATTTCGGTCGTGTTGAGCCATGATCGCAGCTCGCCGAACTCGAGCAAGTTGTCGACGTCGGGAATGCTGCGGATCTCGGTGAGACGACCGAGCTCGAAATCAGGCAGAAAGATCAGACCAGGCAGAAACGGCTTTTCAATCCGGCGGCCGAGATGCGGACGCCGCGCCGGCTGACCGCTACCACGCTGGACGAAATGCGCAACGGTCGGCGACCAACCGCTAATGCAGCGCTCACCGAAAGCCTTGATGACCTTGGCGTCGCGGCCAGGCATGACCTGCAGCACGCGCCAGCTTTGCGGCATCGCCGGCACCGCCAATCGGTCGGAGGCCGCGACATAACCGACGATCTGCCCCTTGCGGTATTGCATGTTCATTCGCTCTCCCCTGCCTCGTCGCTCGACTGTGATGCGATCGTTCCATCCTTGCGCGGCGGCCAAGGCCACGGCGCCATGAACCCGCGTCGCGCCTCGGCACCCGTGCCGCGCGTCGTCGTCAGATCCGGTCGGCGCTGATGGATATGCTCGCTGAGAAATTTGGACCACGCCGCGAGTTGCGCAGGCGCATCGATCCAATGCCATTCGCGCTCTGACGGCAGCTCGGCGAACGCAAGCATCCGCGCCGTCACGGGCAGCGAGTAATTGACCAGGCCGCGATGCTCAAACGGCGACATGCGCGCAAAGCGATAGAGCGCCTTGATCGCCCTGCCCTCGACGCTGTCACTGATGTAGCCACTCCGAGACTGAGAGGCCTGCGAGCTCTCCTCGAGGACAGCGGTCGGGAATTCGCGAAAGCCGCGATTGCGTACCCAGATATGGAAGTTTGGAACGTGATCGCGTTTGAGGTGCCGCAGCATCTTGAGGAAATGCGGGATCGCCGCGCGGCACAGCCGCCGCTCCTCGGCTGACAGCTTGCCAAACTCGGCGAGAGCGAGATCCCGCCGCATCGCCTGGTGACCGGGCCACGCTTCCCACGCCTCGCCGAAATGTTCCGGTTCGCCTTCCTCCTCACCTTGCGCCGGCGCGCTCGCGCCCCCCAAGGGGGCTTTGGGGGAATCTTCCGGTTCAGGTTCAGAGATTAGCTGGTCGCACAGCTGCGAGGGCTGGCCTAGTGCTGGCCGAGGGCTGGCGTCGTCGACGTCGGAATTTAGCCCTTGCTGCCAGCTAGGGCTAATCACCTTTGAATTTACAGGCGTTTCGTCGACGGCGCGACCGGCAGCGCGCGCCTCGATCGCGTCGGTATCCGCGTCGACCAGCAGACGGACCAGATCCGTTGTGCGTTTGCCGCGGCCCTCACCATTGCGACGGCCGTTCTCGTCGACCCATTGCCCCGTCCGGCCGATTGCGCCGATGTCCTCGAGCCACGCGAGCCGCCGCCGGACCGTGTCCTGCGATAGATCGCAGTCCATTGCCAACTGCGGAATGCCGACCCAGCACATTCCCTCGCCGTCGACATACTCGCCGAGCGCGCGCAGTACGCTTTTTGCGTAAGGGTTGCCCAGCTCCAGATTACGCGCCCATCCGGTCGCCACGTCAGAGCCGATGCGCAATCGCGCCCGCTTTTTCGCGGTCATCTTAACTTCCTAATCAGAGAGAATTCGGGAAACGCTGGACGCAACAAACACTGGAAATTCATGCCCGCGGCTGCAGCAGGCGGTCGACGATGTCGCCCGCCGACATGCGCAAGAACGCGTCCCGCTCGATTGCGACGTCGAGCCGCTCGAGCCATTCGCGGCGGAAACCGCGACGTTTGAGCCGCGGCGGATCGACGACGCCGGCAGCGATCGCGGCTCGATTCGGGATCTCGTATTCCTCGAGCTCGCCGAGCTCGGCGCCCTTGACGATCAGCTGGCAGATGACCTCGGCAAGGGCCATCGCCTCCGGCCCTTCGGCGGCCAGGCAGCGCACGATCGCGTTAGCCCGCTGCATTGCTGCGCCGCGCATCGCAGGCCGGCGTCGCTGTGCAATGGATGCGCTCCTCGTCGCGCCAGAATTCATCCCAATAGCCAGCAGGACCGCCCTCGCGGCGACCGACCTTGACCATGTCGCAGCGGCTGCATTGCTGTTCGGTCTTGAGCGGAAATCGAACCTTCTCGCCCCACTTGTGCCGCGTCGAGCTCTTGCGCGCGGCTCTCATTGCAGCTCGCGCCCTTCCGTCGCGGCCTCACGCCAGATGCGGCGGACCTCCTCGGCCTCGGAAGGCGACAAGGCTCGATCCATGCAAAGGCACTGCCCTGCCCGATCGAACCAGATCCGCCCGCCCCGCCCGCGCTGCATCCAGCCGAGCGAATAGCCGAACATGAACAGGCCGAACGCGCCGACCGCGAGCGCTGCGATCTCGATCTGCGTCATTGCCGCTGCTCCTGGGTCGCAAGCGGTCGCCTCAAACGCGCCGGCACTCCGGTCGGATTCCGGTTGCGATCGAAGCGCTCGCCCTCGGCGATCGCCAATGCGACACCGCGGACCAGGTCGCGCCGATAGCCGGCCGGCTTCCACCATTCGCGCGTCCAAGGCCATTCGTGCGGGACAGCAGGCGATTCCGTGCCGGCGTGCAGAATGAACGCGGCGCCAGCCCGGCCCAGCGTCCCGCGATCGTATCCGTCGTCATGCTCGGTCGACCAACCCTCGCGCTCGACCTGGCGAAAACGCTCCGAGATCACAGCCTGCATAAACGGCGACAGCGGCCGGCGGATATGCAGCGCCTCGAATAGCCGGCGCAGCAGATACGATCTGCAGATCGAGATCGCGGTCATGATTAGGGCGAACGTGACGTTCTGCGAGATCGAGACCGTGACGCCGAGCAGCGGCAGGAAATAGACCTGCGCGGCAAGGCTGATGACGAAACCAACTAGGACGTTGATCGCGCTCTCCGCGAGTGATGCCAGTTTCGTTTGCTTCATTGCCGCATTGCCCCTTTGATGCTCGCCTCGTTTTGCTGCAACCAGCGCAGCGTATTCGCAGCGGCTTCGAGGCCGTCGCGTTGATAGATCGCCGCAGCCGAACTCAACTTGCCGCGCGCGCCGCTGCGGCGATCCTTGAGCTCGGTCTCGACGGCAGTGACCTGCCTGGTCATCGAAATTGCGCAGGCCGGCAACCGCGCCGCTGCGGCGATGCGCGCCTCGTTTTGCAGGAACCAGCGCAGTGTTTTCGCGCCAGCCTCGAGGCCGTCGCATTGGCGCTGCGACGCCGAGCGATCGAGCCTCGAGCGTGCGCCTGCGCTCCGATCCTTGATCTCGTTCTCGACCGCGGCGATCTGCCGGAACAAGGCGACTTTGTCCGTCACGCGAACGCCCCGCTTAGGCAGAGGATCGCGATCACCCCGAGGACCAGCAAAATCAGATAGGCCCAGATCAGGCAGCCGCCGCCGTGAGGTCCAACGTCCATCGGTTCACCCTCTGACCTGCGAAGCACGGCCGACCTCGACCGGCGCCGGCGACGCAACCAGCTGCGCCAGGAATTCGCGGCCGGCGTCGCTGACCTTGACGCTGGACCTCGAGCAATGCGCGAAACCGGCACCGACCAGATGCCGAACCATGTCGCCGTCGATCTTCTCGCCGGCGTCGATCGCGAGCAGCGCGGCCTGCATGTCGAGCTCATCCTCGGTCAGCGGCAGCCGCGTTTGCAGGCGATTGTCGACGACCTCGGCCGGCGCGCGATCGATGCGCGCGAGATCCATCTCGCTTTGTCTGACGAGGAGCTCCGGCGCCGGCTTGGGCGCGCGGCGCAGAAACGCCGGGATGTCGAGGCCGTCGTCGTCGGGAATTTCGCGCCCAGGTCGGTTCGCCGGCGGCTCGGCTGCATCGGCGCGGCCAGTGACGGCGACGCTCGAAACGACTTTCCCAATCGGAGACGCGGCAACTGCGTCCGACAGGGCTGGACGATCGCCGGCGTGAGCTCCGGCGTCCGCTAACTGTGAGGCCGCAGCGCTATGGCTACCCGTTGCGGCCTCGTCCGATGACCGACCATCGGCAGTCCGATCGCGCGGCGGTTCTATACCCGCTGGCGCCCCGTCAGGCGTCGAGCTCGCGCCTGCGATCGCTTGGGAATCAATTCGCTCGATTGCGGCGATGTCAGCCGCGACGACCTCCTCGCGCGTCATCCAGCGCGAGCCGCCCGGCTCGCCCGCCGGCGGCGCGCTCGCCTGGTTGCCCCATGCGTGCCAGCCAGGCGGCAGCGGATGCTCGGCGTCGACGCGCGCGAACAGCTCGAGCGCAGGAACGCCGCCGCCCATCGCCGCGATCATGCGGCGGTAATGCTCCGGCTTGCGCGAATGACCGAGCGGCCTCGAGCGCTCGCGATGATTGGAGCCGAACTTTTCGCCGTTCGCCGGCTTCGGCAGGCCCTTGCCCCGCTTGAACAGCAGCAGCAGCTCGTCCTGGTCGCGGACCAGGACAGCGCCGCCGGCCTCGTCCGGATGCTCGTCGTCGTTTTTCGTCCAGACGAACGCCGTCGAGTAGGACTCAAAGCCCCACGACAACGCGACCGCCGAGGCGAGCGGCATCTGGCAGCGGACCTTGATGACCTCGCCGGTCCGCAGATCCGTCGCCTCGATCTCGGCCTCATGCCACGCCAGCAGATGCGCGCGCGGAATCCATAGAAACAGCCAGGCGTCCGGCAGGGCCATGTCCTTGACCGGCAGATCGCAGATCTCCGACCACGCCATGGTCGGATAGTGGTTTTCATAGGAGCGGCTGGTCACGCCCTGGTTTCGATGCCACGGCGGATCTGCATAGATGATCGGATACTTGCGACCGGTTGGCTGCAGCGCCGAGGCGTCTGACAGCGCCTGCGCCAAACCGCGGCGATGCTCCCTGCCCTTTTCCTCGGCGGCAACCTTGGTCAGATCCATCGCGACGCGACCGGCGCCGGCGCGCATCTCCTGCTCATGCCGGCCGAGCGCTGCCTCGAATTCCGACGCATCCATCGCGGCCAGGCGCTGCGCCTTGGACGAGAGTTTGCGATCGATGCCAGCCTCGGCCAACGTCGGCCGCTCGTCGGATTTAGGCTGTTCCGGCTCAGAATTGCCTAACCGCGGCCGACCAGCACCAGCACGGCCACGGTTGAGACCGACAGTTTCCTTTTGCAGCTTGACTAGCTCGCCGAGGCGCCGCTCGGCGCGAAACCGGATCTTTGCGGCCTGGACCTCGAGATCGATGTTCTTCGCTACCCTGCTCGCGAGCCGCATCGCCTCGGCCTGGTCGCGGATCGTCATGACCTCGTCGGCCGCAACAGCTTCGGCCAGCGCGCGGCAAGCCGCCTCGTATCGGACGAGCTCAGTCAAAACGGGATCTCCTCGAGCTGCCACATCTGCGGCAGGCCGCCGACGAGCTCGCGGACAATGTCCCCGAGCGTCGGCGCCGAGCCCCGACTGCGGCGGTTGGCAGCGTTTTCTTGCTTGGTCGCCCAGCGCAGATTTGCGCGGCGGTTGTCGAGCGTCTGACCGTTGATATGGTCGACAAAATGCGCGCGCGTGTACGCCTCGTCCCGCGGATCTGCGAGGATCATGATCTCGCGATGCATCCGGATCGTCGCACGCGAGACGTCAACGTTGCGCTTGGCGTAGCGCATCCAATCGCCGCGGCCGGCGTGCCAGACGTTCCAGATATTCTCCGACAGCCAGCCGTAATCGGCAGCGTCGACCAGCGTCCAGATCGGTTCCCGCGTCGACAGCCAGATCCGCCGCCATGGCGTACCCGTCAAGTCGGCCAGGTTGGCCGATGCCTCCAGCTCCTCGCGCGTCTTGGCGAAACAGCCGTGCATCAGAGCATTCCCAGCGCCTGCATGTAGGTCTCGAGGATCGCCTCCTCGGCCTCGCGGTCGATCGGATCTTGCTGGCGAATGCGAATGATCACGCGCAGCGCCTTGACGTCAAAACCGTTGCCCTTGGCCTCGGCGAAAACGTCGCGGATATCGTCCGCGATGTTCTTTTTTTCCTCGGTCAGCCGCTCGACGCGCTCGATGATCGATTTCAGTTGGTCCTTGGCGATCGTCGTCGCGCGGGTCTCTGCAGCGGGCCTGGTCATCGGCACACCCAACGAAAGCCGGCGCCGGCGTCGCGACGTGGAGCTCGCTGCGGCCACGCGATGACGCTCAACACGGCCGCCACAGCGAGGCTGAGGAAAATCCCCATCACCGTGTAGAGCTGGGGGTCAGAAAGCCGCTCCGTGATCATGGAATTATCCCCCTCTCAAGCGCGGCAAGCCGACGCTGCGCCGCCTCAATGTCCCCGCGAGCCTTGGCGATTTCGTAGGTCCGCCGCATAGCGACCGCCCATGGCTGGTCGCTGCCCCTGGTCATGGTCAGGAGCACGAGATCGCCAATGTCGCTGTTGATCAGCCGGTCCAGCGCCTCAAAATCCGGCGCCGCCTTGCCGGTTTTCCACCGGTAACAATCACGCTCGGACCGCCCCGTTCGAACGTGCATTTCCCAAACAAAATCAGCCTTGAAGCGCTTCTGCAGCACCTCGAGCAGCCGCGACCAGGACTGACGATTTCGTCGTGATCTACTGACGACTTTGTCACTGACGGGATTTGACTGTTCCCGCGCGGGTTTTACGCTACGGGTCATGTGTTCAGTTGCTCTGTTTTTTTCTCGTCCGATCGCGGTCCAACCCCGACCCAATCGTTCGGCGTCACATCACCGCGCGTCAGCGCGAAAATCGTCGCCATTGCCGCATGGTCAGGCTCGCGCTCGCCCGCGCGGTAACGACGAACCGTCTCACCTGACCAACCAGCCTTCCGGCCGAAATTAGGGTTCGTTTCACGTTGCCAGATCATCCAATCGTCGAAGCGCATGAACTGTATCCACACCATATTGGTGTTGATTCGCAAGAGGATTACCCCGTTTTGGTGTTTGAAGCCCACACCAAATTGGTGCCCCCATGCGTGCCATGAAAGGCAAATTTCCAAACGGTCTCGCGGAAGCATGGAGCGACGGGCTATCAGCCAAGGCGCCCTCGCAAAGGCAATCGGCACCACTCAGCAGCAGATCAGCAAGCTGGTGCATGGGGAGCGCGAGATGACGGCGCTCTGGGCAGAACGACTTGCGCCACTTTTGCGAACCTCGCCCGAAAAGCTCGTTTTCCCAGGTCTCAAGACCTTCCGCGCACCTCTGCTTTCGTGGGTTAGCGCGGGCCGACTGGCTCATCAGGAGGGGGTAAAACGTTCGGACGTCCGAAAATATGTTTACTTGGCGGACTTGCCGAAAGGCGATTGGATCGTTCTCGAGGTCCAAGGGGACTCCATGGATAGGATCGCACCCGATGGCGCTTACATCTGCGTCAACCTCTCCGATCACCGCGTCCTTAACGACAAGTTCTACGTTTTCGGCACGCCGGAGGGCGAAGCCACCTTCAAGCGCTACCGCGCCGGTAACCCGCCACGGTTGCAGCCGTACTCTACCAACCCCGACCACGAAACGATCCACATGACCGGCGAGACCATCGTTGTTGGGCGCGTTGGCAGAGTCATCCATGAACTGAGTTGAGCGGTAAATACACACCAACCCAGTGCAAAACATAGACTCACACCGATTTGGTGTTGACTTAACCCCAAATTGGGGTTGGAAGTATTCCCGTGAAACAAACGGGGAACTCCCATGCGACGAACTTTCTGTAATCGCCTTCCCGCTGCCGGCCGCGCACTCTCTGCCCTGGCCATCGTCCCTGACTACATTGATACCGCGCTTGTAAAGCCGCGCGCCCCCCTCTCGCCGAGCGAGACGGTCAGGCGTATGGCCGATGACATGCGTGAAGCCTCTTATCGCGAGGGCGGCCTCACCGAAGACGATCTCGAGCGGAAGGGCTTCACGCGCGCGCAGATCAAGGCGCATGCGGCTGATGCCCGCGCATTGGCGCAGCAGCTTGCTGGACCGAGCCTTTGAGAGCAGCTCATCTCTAATGAAGCGTCTTCAACGCAATCACTACATTGCGCTTGCGCTGCTCGAATACAGTCCATTCGAGCGGCATCCGCGCGGCGGCTGGCGGTTTGGCGCCAGGAGGATCACGAGCGAAATGGCCGACCGCCTGATCGCCGGCGGCCGCGCGCAAATCATTGACGACACTTTGCGGCCGGTATTTCGGACTGCATCCGCGAGGTCTCGCCGATGACGCTGGCGATCTTCATCGCAGCCAGCTTTATGGTCGGCCTTTTGGCCGGCCTTCGCGTTGGATACCGCCGCGGCTTCGAACGTGGAGTAGAGGCAGCAGAGCGCCTCTATCCACCGATCAGGGTTTATGGAGACAGCGTCGCCCAACGTAGCGAGCGCCGCGCATGACCGCGCCGATCACCGAGAAACGACTGCTCGACGCGATCGCCGTCGTTTCGGAGGTGATCATCCTGCACGGCGCGAAGTATGCCCCGCTTCTCGACCGTCTCGAGCAGGAGCTCGAGACTTTAAGATTGTACGATGATCCGGTTAGCCGCGCTCGGCGCCATCTAGCTAAGCTGGTACCGGTGCAAGAGGTCCCTCAGTCACCTACCTCGTAGGCTCGTTTTTAAGCTTTAATGAGCTCCTCGCGCTCCATGACAAGGCGCACCTCCTCGAAAGCGGCGCTGATCTTGCCCTTCGGAAAGCGAATTTGCCCTAGCCCCTGCACGTTGCTGAATTCGGCACAGCCATCTTCAAGTAATAGGATAGCCCTGGTGAAGCCTAGACGCCCCTGAAATAAACCAGCTTCGTGCACGACGTTCATGCGCGCCTGAACTGCGCCATCTGCCATCTCGTCCTCGCCAGTCATCACGAGCAATGCGATGGATGCCGCGTCGAGCATCTCTGAAAGTCGGGCGATGTTGGTCACGCCGGCAACCGGGACCCGGTTAAACTCATCCCAGGGCAGACTGAGCCGGTCCTGAACGAAATCCTTGAGTTCTCGCCACGCGCCGGAACGACCATGACCGATGAAAACGTTAGTCCCAATGCGGTCAGCCACGATTTTACGCTTTTCCTTTCGCTCGAGGTAGGACGCCCCCTTCGTTGCGAGTTCCGACATCGCCCTGCACAGTTCGAATGACGTTTTTATCGATGCGACTTCGGCAAGGACATCGATGTGCGGGGGGACTTGATTGCCCTGCCCCACTACAATTGTATCGCGGGTCATGTGTTGCCCCTTCGGCCTCCAATGCTCAGCTACGTCCATCTTGGAGGCCGGCTCCAGCTTTTCGAGATCGTCCTTCAACTTGGATAGGAACGCGTCAGGCTGTCCTGACAACTCGGTTTCGATGATCGATTCGATTGTAGATTTCGACGCATTGGCGAATTTGTTGGCCTTACGTGCGGCGTCGCGCGCCGGCTCGATATCGGGCTCGCCAGCCTGCAT